CGTTAGGGTCAACTAAGAAGTTCTTAGGGTTAACAGGTACAAGCTTAACCGACATACGGTCACGCTCGGATACACCAATAGCTGCTTGACCAACGATACCGGGAATAGCTTGAGTAGCAGGAGCATACTCTTTCTCGGACTTGACGATGATCTCACCGATACCTGTACCGTAGATCTCGGCCATCAACTCGATCTGGTCAATAGCTTTCTTGATCTTGTCACGAGCAAAGTCTTCATTGAGCTTTAACTTGATCTCTTCAATGTCCAGAGGATTGCCGTTAACGTCCATGATGTCATCTTTGATGTCAAAGAATTCACCCTGGCCGAAGATAGCTTCCATGATCTCAGCGTGACGAGTCTCAATAGCCTGCTGAGTAGCAGGGGAGATGATACGGCTACGCTCACTCTCACGAGTCTTGTCTTCAGCGGCCCACTGACCACGGAAGATACGCTCAAATTCCTGCCAAGATGTCAGGTAGTTCTGATCACGCCAGTCACGCCAGCTATCAGTGTGCGATACAACCCAATCAGTAACTTCTTTGTCTGACTCTGTAGGCTCATCGAACTGAGATTGTTCTAAGTTATTTTCCATTGTTAGTATCCTGTGATATCATCAAAGACTTCAAATTCATCTTGATCATAATCGTGGTTATAATTACTAATAGCCATCTGGTCAACATACGACAAAGCATCCACTAAGTCATCATGTAAACCTGCTGTTGGAAACATCGAGATTTGATCCCATGCTTCTCGCCAGTCTTCATCTTCATTAAAGGAGATACGACCATGTTCTAAACGACCTTGTAAAGCCCATGCAATACGGTCTTGTTTACGTTTATTACCGTGAGTTAAGTCAGAGATGTGTGCATAAGTATTTGTCTTACGCATAAGATCATTAAGGAAAGGCAATACAGCATTCTTCAGTGCACCACGCTCAATACCAACAGCAATAGGCTGATGGTCTTTAATGGCGACAATGATTTTAGCTGCTGTCTCTTTAATATCCCAACGACCATGAATAATCTCTTTAACCCACCACTCACCTTCGTCAGTGACTTTAACAATAGCAATGGCTGATTCATCCAGTCTGGATTTTACAGCACCGGGATTCTTACCCACTTCTTCAAAGCCTGCTAAGTCAATGGCGATAACGTAAGAACCATATTGAGGTTCCTTACCCTTCTTTAACCATTCTTCTTTAAAGATTTCTTGGCCTGCATTATTGAAGTTTGCCTCAAATTCTTGCTTAAAGACAAACGAGCTGAGAGTCTTACGGGCTTCTTCAATTTCTTCAGGTGGAATTGTAGGGTTATCACGAGTAGTGAAGTGCCACGACTTCCACTCAGGATTAGTACCTTCTTGTCCTAGCTTGAAGTAATCGTAAAAATAATTTCTGCCGTCAGGAGTGCTAATAAAGACGCATTCGCCTTTCAAGTCAGCCAAAGCAGGACGGATGATCTTAGAGAATAACTCTTCTTTCACAAACGATGCTTCGTCAATAACAGCAAAGTATAGTTTCAATCCACGCAGTGTGTCTGGATTTTCACCAGAACGTACATGAATCTTGCGTCCTGTAACCAAGGTAATATCCATTTGGTTCACATGAGCAGCTTTAATTACATCGCGTCCTTGCTCTAAAAGAGCGTCCCACGCAATTTGTCGTGCCTGCCCTAGGGTAGGAGCAACATAGACAACAGCAGAGCCTTCAGGAGCCTCCAGTGCTTTTGCTAACAACATTTTGATAGCAAGGTTTGATTTTCCCGTGCGCCTACCGGCTGCGATTACTTTGAAGCGAGCAGGGTCTTGCCAAACGTCTAGCTGCCACGGTAACATTTTCCAGTCGAGACTCGCCATCAATATTCCTTTGTTTCGACATCAAGGATGTCATCGGCGGTCTCAATCTTTGGCAAACCCACAGATGAGATATTGATTGAGATAGTTGGAACCCCACCGCCAGCATTCTTAGCAGCGTCAAACATAGACACAGGTAAGATACGATCCACTGCTAACTTCATAGCAGCCATCTGACCGGGATGTCCATCGGTCATGGCAATCTCCACCATCTTGTCTAGGATACGACTACCACCAGTGGCAAGTAATCGTTCCTTGAACTCTTGAAGTCTTGCAGCATCTCCAGCAGGACGACCAACTTTACCTTTGGTTCTGTCCTTAACTGCTTGCAGGTCAGACTTCGGAGGTCTGCCCTTCCCTCGTAACTTGGGAGTCACTGTCTCTGTTGTCATGTTGTTCCTTTACGACATTATCTTGCACACTCGCAAGGTATCGTTTCTTCGTGCAATCAATGCACCAAGAAGTTAATTTATCTTTGGTAACTTTATTCTTGTAAAAGCTACTTAGTGGTTTCTCTACGTTACAGTAAGAACAAGTTTTAAGGCCCATCATGTACGACACTAACCGTTCCTCTTCTTTGAGTCGTTTAGCTGATTTGACGTTACCTTCTACGGAAAAGTAATCTCTATCTTTACCTGCTTCTCTTGCTTTCCATTTAGGGACATAGCATTCACGACATTCGTGATGATAACCACTAGGTGATTCCTTGGAACGATAGTAGTTCGTAGAAATCAATTCTTTGTCCTTACCGCAGCAAGAACACACTTGTGTAAAAGACACACTCATTGTTATTTCCTTTCAGAGAAAATAAGGTGTTACATCTCCACGACACCTTAAAACGTGGTGAAAGCCTAGATGTTAAGACAACACCTAAGTCAGATCCCTTTTTATAAATAGACAAAACATCTATGCACTTAAAGTACTTTAAAGTAACGTAGAAGTTAAGAACTTAGTAAGTTATATATTATAAGTACTTATCTAAGTATATTACTTATAGTATTTAACTTATACATTCGTTGTATCAACTGTGCAGATTGCATCGTCTTAGTCTACATAGTCCACCAGCTACATAGAATGTTTTTGTCCTCTATAGAATATTATACACGATTTTGCTTATAAAGCAAGAACTTTCTTAGCTTTGTTACAATTTTCTTTAACTTTACACAATCTTTACCTTTATAGTCCTCTCTTACTTACACATTTATGACTATGCACTCGAAGGATTGTATAGTTTGTCTAACTTCTTTGTATATCAACTACTTAGCGCTTTAAGTGACTAGGGCTAATCTGTCCCTAATTAATTCCTTTATTGTCCTTTTTGTGAACTTCAGAGGCTCTCGCAAGGCCTTGGCCTGAGAATTCTTTCTTCAGTTACTTTTTTGTGAACTTCAGAGGCTCCTGCAACATTAAACACTAACATCACACCCCTCCCCCCCATCAAAGTTAGTTAGTGCTTACTTCAGAGTCACGTCAAAGTCTATGTTAGTAAGTACTCACTTACAAGTACTACACTATAGGTAGTGTTAGTAAGCACTCACAAACACTATAGGTAGTGTATAGGTATACAGTACTGGATAGAAACTCAGGTGTGAGGGACGATGTAGGTGCCTATGAAGTATACTACATACTTGCATTATAATGCATACAGATACTTATCCACAGGTTATCAGAGTGTCAGCAAAGTTATCCACAGGTGAGCAACTATCGTGCCATAGTTGTGCACAAGTTGTTAGTCTTATATAAGAGTTAAAACTGTGGACAACTAGTACTAGTAGTGTGGATAAAAGTTTCCAAGGGGTTAGCATGGTCAAGGTGTCTCAGTGACTCCAAGGGTCTTTAAAGTGCCTTGCTGAGGATTTGCACAAATACAACATAAATAAATAAATAATTTAGATATTTGTCGCAAAGGTGACAGCCAAGCCCTTAAACACTGTCACAATAGAGGCATCAACAACAAACCAAAGAGGTTACATCATGCAAACAATCACTCACTACGAAGCTATCCGAGCACACATCGAAGCGTCCAGCCCATGCGCTCTTGCGGGGGTTATGCGCTGGGCTACTGCTCAGGGCTTCGGCGGTTCTAAGGCGGTGCAGGCTATCCAAGCCCTTAAAACTGAGCGCGTTATTAACACGTCCTTCGATGACGACAACAGCGTTATCGTTGATCTTGTTTAACTAACCCCTGAAAGCAAACCATGCACAATCACCAATACACATACACACCAGCACCAAAGCCCTCGAAGGCTCAGGAAATCATCATCACAATCGCGTGCCTCGCAGTATTCACCCTCTGGGGTGTTCTGCTGGCTTTGGGAGTCTAATGACCCTGTACCGTGTAGGGTTTTGTCTTAGTGATAGAATCCTATGCAGTGCAACGTTAAAGCACTAGCTCCCGCCAGTGAGTGACTGGCAACACTTTGGAAACTATCATGAAACAATCCGTTAACTTCTCCACCTTCTGCGATGCCTTCCACGCTCATGACCGATATGATTCCTTCGGATATGAGGGTCTGCGTGTGATCTTTGACTTCTTGGAGTCATACGAAGAAGATACCGGCGAAGATGTTGAGCTTGATGTAATCGCTATTTGCTGTGATTACAAAATAGATGATGCCGTCACAATCGCCCGTGATTACAGCATCGACTTGTCTCACCTTGACGCCGAAGATGATGATTATGAGGAACAATGCGAAGAAGCTGTAATGGAATACTTGAACGATAACACTATGGTTCTCGGTCAATGTAAAGATGGTATTGTTTACCAGTGCTTTTAAGGGGTCTTATCATGAGATATGAAGTCCAATTCAAATCCACTGGCATAGTGGCTTTCAGCGCCTCAGAACGGGCTATCTGTCAGCACTGGCTTGACTGCAACAACTACGGGCCTGCAATGGCCTATTACGACCCTGACACGGGTGAGCTTGTCCCCGATAAATGGGTCAAGGGTGAATGTCTTGAATTGTTCACTATCAAGAGGATTAAATGATGTATACGTGGCCTTTCCCTGCCTTCCCTAATCCATTGGACACAGGACACAAACGCCCTAAATTCAACCCTTCGCTTGCAAGCAAGCTGGCAAACCATGAGGATGCACCACTATGACCAAGATTAAACAATTCATCTACAAGCTGAGAGGCTGTGAATGGCACGGCCTGTGTGAGATACAATCCATTGAGTCATTGCCCTTGATCGTTCGATGCACTGACCTTTATCTGGGAGGCTATCAAGACGATAACCCTCCTGACATGATGGACATTGTAGACTATCAGATCATTCTTGACATCGAGGACATGGTACGATTGGAGTATGAGAATGGTAGATAAACACTGGCTGGCCTTGTTACTGGTGCTTTGTGCATACTTGATCGGAGGATACTATGATTCGCTGGCTTATTGAGCTAATCCTACCGTCACGGAAGGCCTGAGAAGGCCTCTAAACAGGCCTATAAGGGCCTCAAATCAATCAACTAAGGGCTACATAGCCAAAGGAGTTAATAATGCGCTGTATCTGCTGTGATAAAAACCTGAGGGAGCATGAATCTGTACGCCGTCATGCCATTACCAATGAGTTTCTGGACTTGTGTGATGGATGTTTACGTGAGATTCCGGGACTGCCTACCAAGCTACCCACGGGTGTCGTGATCGAGTCTGACCCGTTCGAGGACATCGAAGACAACAGGGTAGACATTGATGATGTTACAGATTGTTACACTTTAAACCTTGACAAGGATTGAGAAGCACGTATAATAATACTATATAGACACTAG